CGATAATAAATGGAACCTTTCTGTGGCCTTCAGTTGAAACATCGGAAGGCATATCTTCATTTGGTACGATAAATACCGGGATAATGGTTGCGCCTGCGCATATTCTTAACTGCATGGGATTGGCAGGATCCGGCTGCAGCAAATACTCATCCTTACTGTTTTTCAGCGTATCAAGCCACTGGAGACCATCATCATTAGTGGTGATTTTTGATGTGGATTTAAACGCCTGACCCAGCGTTACATTAAGAATCTTCTTGATATCGTCCAACCCTGTAATCGCCTGTTTCTTTTGCGTCTTTACAGTATCAATGATAATGTTATTTCGTGTTACCCGGCTCTCATCACCCAGCCAAGAAATCAAAGTCCCTGTTATATTAGTATCTGAATCGGAAAGAAGCTCATTCGTAACAGGCAGATAACCGGCATACTTTAAAATTTCATAAGACATTCTTTCAAACTGCGGGGTAGTCTTAGCTCCGATTTTCTTACCTTCCCCGACTTTAGCAAATCCGGTCTGCTGACTGCGTTTCTTGAACGTTCTGGATCCTTTCGGTTTTGTTACATTCTCTACGTCAACAAGGTCTATTAAGGATTTCTTTGCAGAACGGTATTCATTTACCTTTGTCTGAATATCTTCCGGTACTGTATACCCTCCATCTGCAGGTGAACCCTCAGTCATGGTAACATTCTTAAATCCAGTTCTGGCAGCATTGGCAAACTCTGAAGTAGAATCTTTATTCTGGACAGGTACGGCTTTCTGCATCATCGGTTCCGGAATCTTGCCATCCCCTTCCGGATCAATTACATCTTTTAACAAATCAAACTGCTCCTGGAGATTCTTAAGTTCTTCTTTTGCCGCTTTTGCCTCTTCAATCTTTCCTTCATTGCTCAGGCTGATGACCTCTGTTTTCTTTGCATTAATACTGTTTAATAATTCTAAAAGTTTCTTGTTCCTTATAGCCTCTCTTTCCTAGACCCCATACAGGTCTATATCACCTAATAATTTACTTTTTTCATTTTCAATCTGGTCTTTATACTCTCTTTCAGCAAGTACCTTTTGGCGAATTTCATCTGTCAGCCGGAGTCCTGAAACATTGTTTGTAAACACTGTGGAGTCCTTCGCAATCGAATCTACAAATCCCATTTCCAGTGCCTGATTTGCCGTAAGCCATGTTTCTTTATCCATCAGCTTCAATATTTCATCCTGCGATTTCCCGGTCTTTGCCGTATAGGCTGTTGCCAGGGCCTCATTCATATTCTTCAGGATCTCAGCATTTTTCTGCATATCATGATAATCTCCACCGGCTCCCCACATGGAAACATTGTGAATCATGATCATTGCCACTGGACTTATCTCTGAACGGTTGGCCATTGCTATGACAGATGCTGCGGATCCGGCTAATGATTGGATCTTAATTTCTACATCACTTCGTCCGTAAAGCATGGAGTATATCTCCTGTCCGGCCATGACAGAACCGCCGCCGGAATTAATATTTACTGTCAACACCTCGCCAGGACTGCATTCAGATAATGCCTTTTTGATATCTACTGGACTTATAGCATCCCAGCCAAGCCAATCATAAATCCATTTATCATTATTGCTTACAATATCACCGCTTACATCTATTGATGGCATTACTCATCACCTCCTTTTTTACGGTATGCCGCTCCCACTTCTGTAAGTGGCACACAATTTCCATTTACTACAAGTACATCTCCCCCCTCTTTTGGTGGCAGATCTAACTGATTACGTCCCTCATTAGACGTATAAATGCCGTTCTTTACCGCCGATATAATTCTATCCATCTGAGACTTTGAATCCGTCCTTAGGATTACTTTCTCATTGAATTTATAAAAGCAATCATCTTCTGTGGGACATTTATAGTTGACCTCCTGTTCATATTGGGTAAGGCGGTAAAGCATGGTATCTACTAAAAAAGCGAGCTGTTGAGACTCGCTGTTTGCGTAGCTTGATTTTTCATAATCGTTAATCTGATTCGGCTTGATACCAAATGCTGCAGCTATTTGTAAGGCTGTGTATTTCTTTAATTCGTAAAACTGGGCATCGGTAAGTTTTATGTTTAATGGTTGTAATGTCATTCCAATCGGAATAGCTACAACCTTTCCTGCATTCTTTGCCCCGGTAAGTAAGGAGTTGTATTCCTTTTCCAGGGCAGCGCGCATCCCTTTGTCTAAATCACCAGTATATTGTAGAGCCATAGAAGCAGTCAGCCCCTGGGTATATAAGTTATTTAGATAGGCTTGTGCTTCTCCCAAACCTCCAACCGTGGATTTTAAAATATCCTGCACCGAAGCTCCCATAATGCCATTGAAGCTGCACCATGTTTTAAAGTGCATGACACTCTCCTGCGGAAATGTATAGGTTTTTCCTGTTTTCGGATCACTGTAACGGTAATATAACTTACCGGCACAGCCAAAAATTCCCGCATCGTCCATAAGAACTGTGGTATAGTTAGACTGCATTGGCCAAAAGGCCTTTATCTTATATTCTCCTCCATACTTACCCTTTTTTATAAATACAGTTTGGATCCATACAAATGCATTACCGTAATGCTGGCAATTTGCCTCTACGGTTCCCCAGAACGTGGCCGGGGTCATAATCGGGTTTGGTCGGTTCATCAAAAGCTTTGCCGTATCATCAGGTGCAGCCCTTGTCCTTCCGTCTCCCTCTACTTTATAATATTTTAGCGGTAGTTTTCCCATAGTCTCTGAAAGCATTTTTAAACAAGTGAAATAGGTTGCCTCGTTTATTGATTTTCTGCTTCCATGTTTATCTATTCCCAGCCATTGGAGCAGCTCAGGATCACCTAAAGATGCTGCCGTACTACCTTTCAATACATTTACTGCTCCTTTTATTCTGCTCCTAAAGCCCCTTCTCGCATCTCCTTTAAAAATCTTTTTAAATAATCTGTATAATCTTCACCAAACTCATGATACAATGCCAATTTAAAAGCACACAGAACGGCATCTACCGGATCTATGCGCTTTGTGGTTGCATCTTTATCTATTTTAATCAGCCCATTATTCTGACGGGTCACCGCATTACTCATAGCGTAATTCAAAAGTGGGTTGTATAGGTAAAGAATGTTTTTACAAGCCACCTGCTCCCTAAACCCCTGGGTTGATTCATTAAGGCTTTTTTGTGACTGGAAGACCTCTTCCACGTCATATCCTTCATTGGATAAATCCATCATTAGTTTTGAAGCATTGGCCGGATCAAAGCAAAGGGTCTGAATCTTCCAGTCATACTTTTTACATTCGTTTAGAACATATTCCATAACTGCACCCTGGTCTACAATAGGCGTATCTGTTACTGTAAGAAAACCTCGTTGTTCCCAGGAATCGTATGGTACTTTATCTTTCAAAATATGCTCTCGCAGCTTTTCCCTTGTAGGAATAAAACTGTGAGAGAATACGATATATTTAATAATCTCCTTTCCATGTGCATCTGTCTCACCACTCTGGTAGGGAATTATAAAAGCTACTGACGTAAGGTCTGTCTTTGCTGACATATCAAATCCCACATAGACAGGGCGACCGTTTATATCAAGGGGTAGTTCTTCTATCTCGCATGCCTTCCACTTGGACATATCCATGTAGCTATTTTTTTTTGCCTGCATCCATACGTTTAAACATTTGGTCATGAAAGCAATTAGCTTTTCAGGAACATCTTTAGCAATCTTCCATTCACTTTGAAGTTTTTCAAGTCCAGCAGGAAAAAAGGCTCTAATCGGATTTGCTTTCTTCAAGGTATTGATATCTTCGGGAGCATCGTTTTCATCAGCTTCGCATATATCAACAAAGTATTCATCGTTTTCTACATCACTACCAGGATCCAGAAGTTTTGAGCAGTAGGAATATTCTTCTGTATAGCATGGATATGTTAAGTCTTTTCCAGCTGTTGTTATAATCATTAACAGCGGTTCTTTCGTAGCAGAACCAAGACCTAAATCGTAAAAATCTGTGGTCGGGTGCTGATGGTATTCATCTAGGATAAGACCTGCCGGATTTGTACCGTCACCAGACTTTCCATCTTCTTTATTAAGCGGACGGATAAAACTGCCAGTTTTCTTATGCTCTATAATATCTCGTGTGATTTTAAATTTTGTTTTTAGGGGCGAACCAATTAACATCAACTCGCACTCATCAAAAATAATTTTTGACTGTTGCCTCTTTACCCCAGCAGTATAATACTCATATACCTCACCATTTCTTGTTGCCTGCTCTGATATTTCATTGAGCGCGACTCCTGCTTCCATTTGTGATTTTGCGTTTTTCCTTGCTACTTCTACAAATGACTTTTTAAAACGTTTATATCCTGTCTCTTTGCGCCGCCAACCATAGAGCTGACACAAAAAGAATTTCTGCCAAGTAGTCAATATGATCGGCTTTTTAGCAAGCTCACCTTTAGAATGTCTCAGGTATGAAAACCATTTTACAATTCTTTCTGCTTTTTCCTCAGACCATATGTATGGGAATCCATCTGAATCTATCCTATCCAAATCCTTTAAGAATCTGGCACAGGCCCATTGATGCTTTTTTCCAGAAGGTATCCTATCCTCCAGGCAATCTCTGGAATATCGTATCAGTTCTTCCTTTATTGTCATTAAATATCACCGAACTCATCCTCAATCTCGTTTTCAACCTTATCTACCTTTATAGTTGCCGCTTTCAATCTGCTGTCTATGGTAAGCCCACACAGTGAAGCGAACTTACGCATCTCTTCCGCATATTTTTTCTGAATCATAATTAGTGGATTCTCTGCATCATACTCTATTCCACTGGCC